GCCGTGATGGGCTTGGCCAGGGCACCGATCCAGTTCAGGACCTTGAAGGCGCCCTTCATGGCTCCGAAGAACTCCACGATCTCGGCCGTGTTGGACTCGGTGCGGATCGTGGCGCTGGTGTTCTCCGCCAGATCTGCCCGAAGGCTGGCCATGGTCTCGTCCCCGGTGGCCAGGCGCTCGCGGATGGTTTGGAGCTCGGCCTCGACGGCCGCCAGGCGTTCGGCTTCGGTGGGTGGGGTGAGCTGCAGAGGGTCCGTGTTCGCCGCTTCAGGCGCCAGGGGTAAGGTTTGCTCGCCCAGCATCACACCCCCTTGGCCTGGTCGCAGTGACCCACATCGAGGCGGTCCAGCAGCCGGCACAGCACGCAGCCCCACGCCCTGCCCTCGTCCCGAGCCCGGGCCGCCCGGCTGCTCACGGTCTCGCGCTCGTCGCCATTGGCCGCCACGTTGAACACCCGATCGAATGCTCGAGCAATGCCCCAGGCCCGGCCCGGGTTGGTGAGCACCGCCCAGAGGTAACGCACCAGGGCGGCCAGCGGGGCCAGGGCCACGACCGGAAGCAGCATCAGGAGATACCAACGCTGATTCATGGCCGTTCCCCCGCTTGCACCGGAGCGCCCAGGATTTCATGCGCGTCGACCGCGTGGCCGGCCTGCACCAGCAAGGCCAGGGCGGCGGGCAAGTCAGCGCGGTCAAGATCAATGAAGCTGCGCACGGAGCAGTCTTTGACCAGGGCCTGCACCGCCGGGCTGGGGTCGGCCAGGATGGCCCATTTGGCGGGGCCGAAGCGGTCGAAGAAGCTGCCCACCGCCACGTGACGGGGCTCAGCCACCACCGGATCGTCAGGCGCGGGCCCGAGCAGCTCGAAGCGCCCCGCATGGTGTTCGGTGACAAACGCATCGTCGGCCACCACGGTGTTCAGGATGGCGCCATCGGCGCCCAGGAGGTTGTAGAGGTGTCGCATGGTTGGGCTTTCAGAGGGCTTGAGATCAGGGGGTGAGGTCTGCAAAGAAGCGAAGGAACGCCAAGCCGCTGCCACCCGCGCCGCTGCGGCAGTTCGGCGCGGTCAGGCCCAAGCCACTGGCCAGCCCACCACCGCCACCGCCCCAGGTGCCCGCGCTCGCAAACGCGCCGGCGCCCGACGATGGAGACCCCGCAATGGCGCCGCCCCCAGCGAAGGCCCCAGCAGCAGGCACCGAGAAGCCACCCGGTGTGCTGTTCGTTTGCAGGTTGACCCCACCACTGCCACCGCCGTCGCCACCAGGACTGCCCGCGGAATACGACCCGCCACTGCTGTATCCACCCGTGCCCCCGCCACCGACAGGCAGTGGCGCCAGGCCCCAATGAGCGACGAGGTCCGCCTGGTGGGGCGCGCTGCTGTACAGCGTGAATCCGTTGCCACCATTGCTGCCTTGGGACAGGTTGCCGCTGCTCACGGCCTGCCCCGCAGAGAACACCCCACCACCACCGGTGGCCACCCAAGAAGAGGCCGTCGGCGCCGCAAACACGATGTCACCCCCTGCCGTGGCGGCCTGGTCCGCCCCACCGAACAGGTTCACCCCACCACCGCCCGTGGCCACCTGCTGCCCGGTCCAGTTGGTATTGAGAATGCCGCCACTGCGCCCACCCGCCGAGTTGATCTGGCCGCCCGTGGCCGTGCCGCCCGGTGCGCCCGCGAGCACCACGCCAGTGCCGGAGTAGATGTACCCGCCCGTTCCTCCGTTGGCCACCATGTTGACGGCCTGGGCCGCGATTACGATGGAGGAGGCCCCGCCGTTGTTGCCGGCCGCGCTGGCGTTGGTCACGTACGCCCCACCCGCCCCGATGGTCACGACGATGACGTCGCCCTTTTTGATGCGAGAGAGACGGCGGGCAAAGCCGCCCGCACCGCCCCCGAACGCGGCCGTGGGGGCCATGCCGTTCTGAACATAGAGCCCACCCGAGCCACCGCCGCCAATCACCGACAGGTCGACGAGGCCGTCGCACGGTGCGACGAGGGTTTGGCTGGTTGTCACCTGCAGGGACAGGATGGAACGGTATTGCTTGGCAGTGCCGCCGAGCAAATCAGGAAGAGACGCCATTACATGTACCTCCACACGTTGGAGCTGGAGAAGAATTTGAAGGTGATGGCCCCGGGCGGGGTGCCCAGCACCAGGAAGTCAGTGACCATGGCAGTGCCAACCTGCAGGGGGATCGGGTTGTTGGGGTTCACCACCAGGCTGTTGTCGGCGCGGCCGTTGGCCACCACCACCACGCACACGTCCCCGTTCGCAGGGTTCTGGGGCAAGTACTTGGCGCAAGCCCCAGCGAGGGTGATCTCATTGATCGTGTTCAGGCCGCCGTTGGCAGCGCCGTAGAAGCTGCCGCCGGTGTTGGTCACCTGCTGGATGGGCAGCGACATCAGGCCCAAGGAGAACCAGTTGCTCGGGTCATTGATGGGGTCCAGGACGCTGGCCGCAATGGCCACCCGTGCTCGGTAAAGCTGCCCATTGATGGGGCTCCAGGCGCAGGCCCCCGAGGCGTAGGCGCCTGGCACCCACTTGACCGCCCCCAGGGCGGCCTGGGCCGCGGCCAGGGTGTTGGCCGCCGCCGAGGCGCTGGCGGCCGCCGCATCGGCCCGCTGCCCCGACAGAGAGGCCTGGCCAGCAGCATCCTGCACGCTTTGCGCAGCGGCCGAGAGCGCAGCGTTCATCCAGCTGAGGGCGGACCGCCACTGGCCGATGCTGGTGTTTTTGAGGTGATCGAAGAGGGCCGTGCAGCGCACCGCGAAGGTCGTTCGATCGGCCCGGTCCGGCGTGGCCGGCAGGTCATCGAGGGTGGGGGGATTAGCCAGGGGCATTCAGACCATTCCTTTCACATAGCCGCTGAAGGTGGCGGTCTGGGCGTTGTCGTAGCTCATGGAGCCACTGCCCAAACCGAAGACGTTGAGTCCGACGAAGCCGGCGGCATCGGTGGCGATCCATGCGGCCGGCACATCGAGCACCCTTTGCACAACCGACAGCACGTAGTCGGCTTGCTCGCGCGGCAAGATCAGCTTGAAGCGCATGTCGGTGGCAGAGCGGCGGCGCTTGATCGAGGTGCCGCCGTAGTCGTCGGTCTTGATGTACGAATAGGTGACGGGCTCGGCCGTGGCGCCGGGCTGGGTGCCGCCCCAGGTGTCCGCATTGACCAAGGGCACCAGGTCACCCAGCACCACCATGCCCGCGCCCACCACCGCGCCGGCCGGCGCCGTGAGGCTCAAAGTCAGCTCGGCTTCGGGGTATGGCACCAGATCCCGGATCAGGCAGCGCGTGAGGGGCTTGATGGCGCCAAACGCCCAGTCGTACCAATCGAGCGGGTCTTCCTGCAGGGTGAGGGTCTTGCTGAAGACCACCGTGCCGGCGGGCTTGTCTTTGACGACCACCGAGAGCGTGGCGCCGTCCAGGCCGTAGCAGGCGATCGCATTGAAGAAGCCAGGGCGCAGCACATATGTGAGAGGTGCTGCAATCCGCCCCTGGGTGCTGACCTCGGTGTCAAACGCCGCCCAGCGGGCGGTGGGCCCGGCATCCAGCCAGTACTCGGCATCGACCTCAGGCAGCACCGTGCGGCCGGCAGCCACGGCTTTGACGCATTCGTAGATGCGGTGCGTGGCCTTGCGGATGCGGCGCTCGCCCAAGGCGCAGGCCGCACCCGAGACCCATTCGACCTCGCCGACGGCGGGCTCGGCAATGTTGCAGTCGGCCAGCATGGCCTCGGTGATGGTCAGGGGGACAAGAATATTCATTGTGTGTGGTCCTCCACCAGGGCCATGGGCACGGCCCCGCCTTCGGGGTTGCCATTGGTGGCGTCCGCAGTGCGCCGCGCCTGGGCCTCGAGCTGGGCGGTCTGGGCCCGCAGGGCCTGCACCTCGGCGATCAGGCGGGTGAGCAACTCAACCATTCCTGCAGAGCCCTGTGGCAAGCCCAGGACAGCCGGGTTCGCGGCGGGGTTGTAAGCCTTGGGCACCACCGCCTCTCCCTCGTGGATCAGGGCCAGCATGTCCTGGGGCACGTAGTTGGTGCCCACCGCAAAGCGGGGAACGCCCACCGATTCAGCGGCTTTGAGCAGGTCTTCGTAGCGGAAGCCCGCCACGGTGGCCAGGTCGCTCAAGGTGGCGCCGCTGGCCTGGGTGGCCTCGAGCAGGCCCTTCACATTGCCCGTGCCGGTGAACTGCTGCGCGAGGGTGGCGAGGCTGTCCAGGCGCGAGATCTCCGCAGGGTCGGTGACGCCCACCGAGAACGCCCCAGCGCCCAAGTTCACCTCGCGGCTGTACTTGGTGGACGGGGATGATGTGCCGCCACCACCGCCGCCGACGGTGAAGCCACCGGACGAGCCACCCGTGGCCGGCCCAGTCCCCGAGCCCCCTCCCCCAACCGTGAACTGCGAGCCCGGATTCGTGACCTGCACCCCGGGCTTCGTGGCCGAGGCATTGCCATCCTTTTCACCAAGCAAGGCACTTGAGATCTTCTCCAGCGCCTGGCCCACGCTGAGCACGCTGGTGTCAATGCCGCGCAGGGCATCCACCTGGTCCTTGGCATTCGACAGAATCTTGTCCAGGCTGGCGAGTTGGTCCTCGGCCGTGGCGAGCTGCTGCTCGGCGACTGACTTTTGCACACCGGTCAGATCCTTGAGCTCGGCGAGTTTGCCCGCCAGCGTGAGCTGGGCCCGTTGCTGCTCGAATGCCGAGCCAAACTGGCTGGAGTCCAGGCCCGAGCGGGCGGCTGTGATGGCGTCGCTCAGGCTGGTGGCGTCGGGCAGATAGCCCGTGCTGCGGGCCGTCCCGAGCGCCTGGTCGATGAACTGCAGGCCCGCGCGGGCGCTTTGCGCACGGGTGGCCTCCACGGCGTTGTACAGCTCGGTAACGTGCCCCTTCAGGGCGTCGAACAGCGAGCCCAGGGTGCTGACCGACTCCTGGGCCACTTGCTTGGTAGCCTGCAGGCGGGATTTTTCAGCGGCGACGGCGCGTTCCAGGGAGGCATACGCGGCGTCTGTGGCGGTTTGGAGGGCTTTCTTTCTGGTTTCCGCTTCGGCTTTGGCGTCCGCCTCCGCCTTGGCCTTATCCGCTGCAGCCTGGGCTTTGTCGGCATCGGCCTTGGCCTGGGCCGCCTTGGCCAGGTCCTCGGCGCTCGGGGTGATGCTGGCAAAGGCATCGGCCACGTTCATGAGCGTGGCGTAGGCCTTGCGGCCGGATTCGGTGCTCAGGTCTTGCGCTTCGACCAGGGCGCGGAAGGCTTCTCGGGTCTTGGGGGTGGCCAGGCCCACGCTTTGCAGGGCCGCGCTCACATTGCCCAGGGTCTGGGCGTTGCGCTCGTCCTGGGTGTAGAAGTTCTCGTAGTAGCTGCTGATCTTCTGGTTCAGGGCCTCGATGCCGCCGGCCAGAGTGATGAGGCCATCGGCCGCGTCAAACGAGAGGTCCTTGAGCGACTTGAGAGGCAAGGCCCCGGCCAGGGTGCGCAGGGCCTCCACCGACGCGATCTGGCTGTTGATCTCGGTGATGAGCTTGGTGGCTTCGTCGTCGCTGAGCTTTTCCGCATCAATGTCTTTGAGCTTGGCCGCCACCGACTGCGGGATGTCTTGCGCGGCCTGCAGGGCCTGGATGGTGGACTGCTTGAGGTCCAGCGTGAAGTTGGCAACCGCTGTCGCCATGTCGGGGCTTCGCGTGCTGCTGGTCTCGTACAGGGTGCCCGAGTAGTTGCTGCCCTTGCCCGATTCACCGAACTTGAACCCGTTGCTGAGCGAACCACCGGCAAACACCCCACCGTGCCCATTGCCCGAGGTCTCCAGGCCCGCGTGGTAGTCGGTGAGATAGGCCTTGCTGCCCAGGCCCTTGAGCATGGCGTTGATGCTCTCGGCCGTGCTGGACACGGCTTTTCGGGTGGCGTCCTCCCTGTCCCCCATACCATCCGCCTCGAGCAGGTAGGCCTGGCCGTTGGTGACTTTGACACCGGTGGAGTTGTTCCGGTTGTATTGCTGGCCAACCTCTGTGTAGACCTCGTCGCGGCGGTTGTTCTTGACCTGGCCGTCGTAGGCCACGCCGTACTGACCACCGGAGCGGGTCTCGCCGCCATTGAGGCTGGAGAGCAGCGAATAGGCCGCCAGAGCCGCGCCCACGTAGGGGATGGCCGTGCCGATGGAGGTGCCCAGGCCTGCCGCACCGGCCGCGCCCGCACCCATCCCGCCAGCCTGGGCAGCGGCCACCGCCGCAGCGCTGGACGACCCGGCACCCAGGCCCATGGAGACCCCCATGGCCGCGTTGCCGGCCGTGGTGCCGAAGAGTGCACCGACCCCGCTGCCGATGAGACCCGCCCCGCCGTACAGGTTCGAGGCGCTGCCGGCCAGGTTCAGCAGGCCGCTGGAGCCACCACCACCAAGGCTACCGAGGCCCCCCAGCCCGCCCAGCACATTGGCCGTGATGCTGACCACCCAGCGCCGGATGGTGAGCTGGTACAGCATGTCCAGCACACTGGCCTTGATCGTGGCGCCGATCTTCTCGAAGGCCGACTGGCCACCCTGGAACACATTGGTCCAGACGGACTGCGCGGTGTGGTCCACCGAGTTGATGATGTCGGTGAGGGTGTTGAGCTCGGACTTGGCCAGGGCCGTGGAGCGTGCAATGGCTGCCGCTGCCTGGGCCTGGTCGACCTGGCGGGCCTTGTCTTCGGCCGAGGCGCCCGAGCGATCAATCGCGGCGAGCTGCTTGGCGAGCTCGAGCTCGACCTTGCGCACGGCGACGATCTTTTCTCGCTCCCGGGTGGTTTGGCCCAGCAGTCCCACCTCGTCGGTGTACAGCAGGGCTTCTTCTTCGACCTTGCGGGTGTATTCCTCCTGGGCCTGGGCCAGGGTCTTGTAGTCCTTCACGCGGCTGGCGGTCAGCAGGCGTTCTTGCTCGGCCACCTGGGCCCGGAGCTCGGCCACATAGTCAGGCCTGAAGGAGTCGCTGCTGTCGGCCTCCTGCAGCTTCAGCTTCATCTGCTCGAGGCGGAATTCCTCGATCGCGGTCTTGCCCTTGCCCCAGACGGCATTGGCGGCTTCCAGCTCGCTGGCTTGCTGGCCGATGGCGGCGGCAGCCTTCCTCGTGTCGGCCACCAGGGCGTCATAGGCCTTTTGCGAGTCGGCCACGGCCTGGGCTTGCTTCTCCTGCTCGGTGCGGCTGGCCTGCACCTGCACGTAGCGCTGGGCCTCGACCAGGGCCGCTTCCTTGTTGGCCCGGGCCACGCCGCTGATGCTGGTCTTGAGCTCCTCCTGGATGCGGGCGACGAGTTTTTCGCTATCGGAGAGCTTGGAGCCCTCGATGCCGCGTTCCTTGATTCGCGCGGTGAGGGTTTCTTCTTCCTTGATCAGGGCCCGGATGCGGGCGACTTCGTTCTCGCCGGCGCCGGCTGACGTGCTGGCCGTTTTTTCTTTGTACTTGTCGCGGATGTTCTGGATCAGGGCGTCGCGTTCTTTGGCGCTGATCTCACCATCGGCCGCCTGGTACTGGGCCTGCACCTTGGCGATTTCTTGGCGCATCTTGAGCTCGTTGCTCAAGAACTTGGCTTGCTCGGTGTCGAAGGCCGCCCGGGCCTTCAGGCGCTCATTGCCTTCTGCAATAGCCCGCGCATTGGCCTCTTGGCCAGCGACTGTCGCCTGCAGTGCCGCGAGCTGGGCCTGCAGTTGCTGGGTTTCCTTGCCGTCGGCAATGCCCAGGCTTCGGTTGCGCTCCTGGCGGGCGGCAATATTGGCCTGCAAGGTGGCGATCTGGTCCGAGCTGGAGGACTGGCGGCCCAGGCCCATCATGGCGTCGCCGGCCCACTTGATGGCGTCTTTGATGCCCAGCCAGCC